AGATGATGAAGTTGTTATGGATGCTGAGTATAGACACCAAGATAAAATGTCACATATTATGTCGGCTATTGAATCATTGAAGTTTATTGATTATAAATTATATTATTTAGTCTTTGTCGATGGTTATGATAACTCTGGTAAGTTGTCAAGACATACGGGAATACCGAGAGTAACCTGTTGGATGATGATAAGAGACTTAAAAGAAAAATTAAAGAATGGTTATGTTGATTAGTATATTATTTTATTTGGGGTTAAGTGTATTGTGGATATGTGCCGAACCTATTATTGTATTGAAAAGAGAAATGGGTTTCAAAGAAGAGAACTATGAAACATTTCCGAAATGGAAGAGATGGGTTCATAAACTTATAAACTGCTTGTTTTGTTCGAGTCTATGGATTACACTTATACTATCATTGGATCCTCAATTAGCTGTGATTACATCACTATTTGCATATATAATGGAAAACAAGTTTTAAAAAAAGATAACCAATAATATGAGAATAGAGTTTAAAACAGAATTAGAATCGTTACTAGGAACACTTAGAGGTAAGATTAATATAGAAAAACATCAGACAGATAAGTTGTTTAAGTTACATAATGAATATTTTACTGGTATGCAAGAGCACGGTAAAGGATGTTCATCTTGTAGAAGTAGAGTCTATAAGAAAATGTTACTTCTTTGGGAAGAGATAAAAGTTAAAGATTAATTATGAAAAAAGAACACATAGATTTTGTAGAGCTTTATTTGACAGCTGGTTATACAGCAACCTCTGCTTATATGGAAATATATCCAAATTCTGAGCCAGTTTCAAGTTGGGTTTCATCATCCAGGTTGCTTAGGACGGATAAGGTGAAGGAATATGTAGAAATTAGAAGACAAGAGATGATTGATAAGCTTGGAATCACTAAAGAAAAGAATTTAAAAGACTTAGAAGTTATAAAGGCAATGGCAATGAATGGTGATAAACCACAATTAACAGCAGCTAATCAAGCAATACAAATCCAGAATAAAATGTTAGGTTTGGATGAACCAACTAAGATAGAAGTTGAGGGTAAAGGAATCGTATTTAATTTTATTGATAGTGATAAAAAGGATGAAGATAGTGGAGATGGAGATAAACTTTAAACCAACTAAGAAACAGAAAATTATATTCGATTTGTTCGATGATGACCACACAACAGAGATAGTCTGGGGTGGTAGCATCGCTGGTGGTAAGACGTATGCTCTAGCAGCGTTGATGATAATGAAGTGTCTACAGTACCCAACCATAAAGTTTGCATTAGCTAGGAATAACCTAACAACTCTTAAGCAGAATACATTAGCATCAGTATTCGAAGTGTTAACTGATTGGGGATTGGAACCAGATGAACATTATAACTATAACCAACAAACAGGTAAACTAAAATTTTTTAATGGTTCAGAGATAATCCTAGTTGAATTAAAATACCAACCATCAGACCCTCAGTATGCTAGACTTGGTGGTTTACTTGTTACAGCTGTTATAATCGATGAGTGTCAAGAGGTAGTTGAAAAGGGTAAGGAAATTCTACAGACTAGAGCAGGTAGATGGAAGAATGAGGAACTTGGGATAAAACCAATTTGTATTATGACCTGCAACCCAAGTAATGGTTCATTCTTATTCAGAAAGTATTACATCCCACACAAGGAAGGTACACTTAAACCACACCAAGCATTCGTGCAGGTTGTTACGGCTGATAACCCATACTTACCAGCAGACTATATTAGCAACCTTCGTAATACGTTAACCAACAACGAGTACCAACGATTGATACTTGGTAGATGGGAAACTGCTAATGACCCTAATGTTCTTATCAAGCAAGAGACTCTAGACCTTGCGTATGACCTATCAATAGAATTATCTAAGGATACCAAAATGAGAATGAGTCTTGATGTAGCTTTCAAGGCGGATAAGTGCGTATTTATAACCTGGAGAGGATTAACTGTAATTGATATTATTACATATAGTAAGAAATCAGACGATACTTTAGTAGATAAGGTTAAGGAATTAGCTAAGTTACATTCTATACCCACCAACCAAATAAGCTATGATGCTGATGGTGTTGGGTTATACCTATCTCAACACTTCCCAAGTGCCAAGGAGATACACAATGGTGGTAAGCCACGCAAGGTAGATGCTTATAAGAACCTTAAGACAGAATTATACTTCAAGTTAGCAGAGCTAATGGAGAAGGGTATGGTGAAGATAGCCACAGATAAGTACAGGAAAGAGATAGAAGAGGAACTAGCGGTTATCAAGCATAAACCAAAGGAGAGTATGGAAAACAAAATTGAGTTGGTTAGCAAGGCTGAGATGAAGCGTAGCTTGGGTAGGAGTCCAGATATTGCTGATGCTCTTGCCTATGGAATGATATGGTCCATACAATCACACACTATGAAGGCATCTGATTTCACGTTCTCTGGATTTTAATTAAAAACATTATTGTTTATTGTATAACCTATTATATAAAATAACTAATTTAATATGCCATATGTTCAAATAATAGCCAATAAGATAGGAGTAACACAGTCAGTTAATGGCTCGTGGGTACAAGCAATAGCCGAAGCCACATTCAGTGGTGGTACAGGAAGTACCCCAGGTGGTATAACACAATCAGTTCAATATAATGATGGGTCAGGTGGCTTCACAGGAGATGCCTCATTCACAAGAAATGTAACAGGACCTTCACAATCATTCTTCGTTACCTCAACAGTAGGTTCACAATCTATGGTAATTGGTAATGGTGATTGGACACCTTTAGATTTTCCTATTATATCCTCTGGTATTTGGTACAATAAGGGAGATATTTTATCTGGTATTTTTGCTGGAGACACTTCAGCCCTCGGAGGAGTAATAGGACTAATCATAATTAACCAAGATGATGCTTCTGGCGATACTTCATTTATAGAATCAACATACGAAGGCACCTCTATTTCACTAGATACTACTACAGTAGCTAACACTATAGGTATGGACAGTACTATAGTAGAAGCAAAATTTGATGATTTTAGTAATGTTTCTGGCTGGACTCTAAATTCTGCGGGAGTATCTATTAAAGCACAGGATGTGACTGGAACTCCATTTCAAACTGTACTACTTGTAACACCAACAACCGTTAATATCTCTACATTACCTGATTATGATGATGATACGGCTGCTGGTGCTGGTGGGTTAACAACTGGTGATATGTATCAGACAACTGGATCAGGATCTTCTCCACTTAACGCTGCTGGTATAATGATGATTAAACAGTAAATCTGAACAATTAGATAAAAAATATAACCAATAATATGGAAGATAATTTACCAGTATATAATATTGTAATAGACAAAGAAACACAAGGTCTAAACTTTGTATCATTTGTAGCAGACCCAGCCATTATGGAGATGGGTTTAGCCTTTTCTAAAAACGAACAAGCATCATTTAAATTTAACAAGGATAAACAAGTAGTTGTTGGTCCAGCTATGATTGCTGACCTACCACTTTATCGTGAGATAGATGGTGAAGGTTTCTATGTAGTTTTTACTAAAGAAGTAATAGAAGAACTTGTTGAGAAGTTTAACAAAGATTCTATTGATAAGAAGATTAATGTTGATCACGGTGATGTGGTCGAAAGTGCTTTTATTAAATCCAATTGGATTAAAGAAGATATGAAATTTGATAAGTCCAATATTTATGGGTTTGAAAATATTCCAGTTGGTAGCTGGTTCATCGAGGTTAAAGTTGATGATGCTGCTTTCTGGGAAAACGATATAAAGTCTGGTGGCAAGTTCGGGTTCTCTGTTGAGGGGATATTCGGATTAAATTATCAAGAGTTTAATAAAAAAAATAATGAAAACAAAATGGATATCAAAAATTTGACACCAGAAGAAATTACTCTTATTGAGAAGTTTAGAAATGGTACATTTGCTGAAGAAGTTGTTGAAGTTGAAGAAGAGGAAGTTGTTGAAGCTGCATCTGAGGACGAAATCATTGAAGAAGAAGAAGACTCTATTAAAAAAGAGGAAGAAGTTATCAATGAGGAAAAGGACGAAGAAGAAGTTGAGGCTGAAGAAGCTCCTGTTGAAGAAGCTCAATCTGACGAAGACGCTATTATGGCTTTGGTTCAACCTAAACTTGACGAACTTGTTGCAATGATTGCAGAGGTTAAATCAATGGTTGAGGCTAACGAAGTACCAACTGAGGATGTACCAGTTTTACTTAGTGTTGACACGAGAGCTGAGAAGCTTAAATTGTTCAGACAAAAGTTTGTAAACTAAAAATTAAACAAAAATGTATTTTTTATAACCAATTATATAAAAGTTATAATAAACAAAAAAACAAAAACAAAAAAATGAAGAATAACGAATTAAGATTTGATATTACAGATACTTCAACAACTAACCCAGTTGATTCCGCCGAGATTTACAGAGCTGCATTGATTGAAGGTGGTTCAAAGGAGTTATTCACACCAATCTTGGATGTGAAAGATAAGGCAAGAATTAGAAAAGGTGGACTTGGAAATGTCCTACAAACTGATGGTTGTACTTTCAACGATCAAGGTGCAGGAACTCTTTCAGAGAAACTTGTTTCAGCTTGTCCAATTAAAGTGAACATTGAGATTTGTCAATCAACACTTGAAACTTCTTTCGTATCACACGAAATGGCTAAAGGTTCAAACCACGCTGATTTTGCACCAGCAGAATTCAGAAACTATTTAACATCTGAACTTTCAGCTAAGATGTCAGCAGACTTCGAAGTTGTTACTTGGCAAGGAGATTCAGCAACATCTAGTTACCCAATGGGTCTATGTGATGGTTTGTTGAAAAAATTCACTGCTGATGGTGATGTAGTTGATGTTTCAGCTACAGCGTCAGTAAATAGCTCAAATGTTATTGCTGAAGTTAATAAAGTATATGATGCACTTCCTGAAGCGATTAAGTTCTCTCCAGATTTGAAGATATTTGTATCTAGTAATGTACTTGGTGCTTACAAGCAAGCTGTTGCAGCTGCTTCAGCTGAAGCTTACTACACAAAAGATGCACCTCTAACATTCTTAGGAATTGAGTTGGTTCTTGCACAAGGTCTTCCTTCTAACAGAATGGTTGCAGCTGAGTTGAAAAACTTGTTCTTGATTTCTGACCTTATGGCAGACTTCCAAGACATTAGAATTCTTCCAATGCTTGACACGACTGGTGACGACACAATTAGAGTTGTTGGTAGATTGAAGTATGCTGTATCTTACGCATATGGAGCAGAAGTTGTAATGTACGCATAATAACACAAAATTGAAATGGAGGTAGATTAATTTCTACCTTCACTTTCAAATAAAAATAAATAAACAAAAAATATGTCTTGTAATATATTAACAGGTATACCTAAGGGTTGTGAGAACAACATTGGTGGTATAACA